GGAGGTGTTGTCGTTGCTACCGCCGCCGTCGTCAGAACCGCCACCGCACATTTACAGCTCCTTAAAAAAAGTTGCGCCCACATGGACGTACCCTAGATTTTGGCAGAACTTATGCCATCTGTCGTCCGCACCCTCTGAGCTTTGGCTAAAGCAAAGATTGTCGCAATCGTTGTACCTTCCCCAATGCTCAAACTTCTTCATCATACGCACAGCGGCAGTGCCTCCGCGATGTAGCGGATGGATGTAAAATAGCTGTTGAGTAGCTTGTTTCGTCGAGCCGTAGAAGTGTGTGCATAGGTTTGCAAATAAGAAGCCAGCAAGCATGTCGCTCTTGTAGAAACACAAGAGCAACTTATCGTCGTCTTTTGTGTATCGAGACGCCATGCTGTGCGCCTTCTCCCAGTCCCACGGCCATTTGCTGTATATGCTCTGCATATACATCTGGTGTCCGAGCTTGGTTATCTGTGGGATATCAGACGGCTGGCTTTCTCGTATCATATCTTTTTCCCGTACTGTGGGCCTATGTACTCGTAGCCTGCCTTCTTCGCCAGCTTGTCGAACCTATCGTCTACATGAACGCTTGGTGAGAAGTTGAGTTGCATGGCGTCGTTCTCTTTTGCCCACTCTTCAAACTTGCGTAGGAACTTGAGGGCGCTCATGCCAGTCCTGTATTCTGGTCTAATAAACATCAAGTCCTGTATGGCGACGATGCCCTTGCCAAACATCGTGTATTCTAGTCGTGCAGAAAAAAACCCCACCTGACTTCCTTCTATCTCGTCTACAAGATAGAGCCAGTTGGGGTCTTCCAGTGCGCGAGTGGCATGGTTTCGCATCATCGGAATGTCTATGGGTAAATTTGAGTAGTAACCTGAGTTGATAAACTCAATGCCGATTTCTATAGATTTCTCTATATCGTCAGCGATGGCGTGACGTATCATACTATAAAGACCTTGCCTCCAAAACCCTTGCGTCGGTTGCTTCTGTTGGCACGTTTGATACCCTGAGAAAATGCACTACCACTGCTGTCGTCATCTGTGTATTCGTACTTGCCAGTGTCTCTGTTTTTGACCTTGCGCTTGTACTTTACGCCTCCGACTGATTGCAGAGCAGATGGGTTCATCGGTGCTGTGGGAAGGCTTTGAGGAAGTGTGGCGGATATGTTTGCTCTCTCATTGTCATCAATGTCTACGTTTATGTCGTTCATGTCAGCCATAGACGGTAGATTTAACCGAGACCGTCCCTGTATTGGTGGGAAGTTTGGTCTTTCTGGTGCATCTGTCCCAAGCGCTAGACCCAAGCCGCCGCCTATACCAGCCGCAGAAAGACCCATCCCATCGAAAGACTTGAAGAGATTGAGAGCCGCGTCTCCACCTGAAGTGGACTTGATTGTGCCAGCATCAAACATGCCGTCCATGAAGTCTTGCTTGTTGGAAAGGTTATCCAACCCCTTGTTGAGTTTGGCTCCACCATAATAACCCAAGCCTGCACCTGCACCTGCGGCAAGCGCGGCCTTTGTGTCAGACCCACTCAGCTTTGCCATGCCTGCTGTTGCCGCACCTGTTAGGGCGGCTTGCGCCCAGTCGTTGTTGGCAACGTAGTCAGCCGCTATCTTTCCATAGTCAACCAAGTCTTCCCACCAAGCAAACTGCTGTACGCCATTGTTGTAACTACCTTGATTACTGCCAACAACATATTGGGCTGGGTTGCCTCCAGACGCACCGATAGCCTGCATAGCGGCCATAGCTATCTGAGGAAACTTTTGCTGAACCTCAACCGGGATGACAATTTCCCCGGTCTCAGCGTAGACAAGACTATCATCACCCCCCTTCATTTGGTCGTAGTGATGTCTAATCTCATCTCTGTCAGGAACCCTTGTTGCCATACCGGTCTCCTTATACGTTCACTGTTGCACCTGCGATTGAGACATCTAGGGTGTTGCCAGATGAATTAGATGTGACAATTATACCGAGACGTTTACTAGCAGTCGTAGCGTCTACCTCAATCACGGTTGGTAGGTTATCGTTTTGGAGCGCATTGGTTACATTGAATGTGTTACCCACACCTTGACCATCTACTGCAATCTGAATTGTGCATGTGCCAGAGTTTAGCTTGTATGCGATGCCGTCGATGCGAATTGTCTGCTTCCACAAACGACCAAGGTAATACTCCTTATTCGTTATTGTTGCCGCACCATCTTCAAGTGGTGAGAACATTGAGAAAGACGTAGTCGCAAAGGTTTCTGGCAACTGGCTAGGCGGCAGTAGACCAGCGCTATCCAGAGACGCCACACCGTTTGCCGCACCCATATAGGTCTTCGGCACGAGAGCCGAGAAGTCAATGTCACCATACTCCAACGCAGTACCAGTGCCATTCACACGAACATACTGGTTCGCGTTTGTTTGCACAAAAGTAGGCAAAGAGCTTTCAGGAGAAGTCTCAAGCCACTGTGTACCATCATAGAACTTCAGGATGGCAGGCACTTGAGAGGTGTCTAGCCACAAGTCACCAGTGTAAGGAGACGCTGGCGAAGAAGGTGAAGATATAATGTTTGCCTTCAAACTCAGGTTTGTGGCCAAGTCGGCAACTTTAGCCTGTGGTATTTGGCCATTTTCAATAACCAATTTGTTATACAAGATAAAGCCGTTTGCGTCTGTGTATTCGTCCTCGAACATGAGACCGCCAACAGTCTTCAGGGCGTTATTCTCCACAGTCATAATTGTAACTTTATCCCCCGGCTGTAGACCGCCAGCAGACAGGAACGTAATGGTGTTTGAGATTGGGTTGGCCAAGTAGTCAGCGCCGCCACCTTCTTCTTGGAGAATACCGTTTCTCCAAACCAAGATAACCTCATCGGCTGTATGCACAAATGGCACTGACGTAGAGGCAACTGTTATGTCTTGGTCACTTCTACGGAAGTTCGTGACTGACTGTGAGCGAACAGAGTAGATTGTGATTTTATCACCAATAGCCACGCCCACTGAGTTTGCGATGGTCACTTCATCTGCCGCCGACACCGCTATATACTCGCTTGTGCCGCCAGATGTCTGCTCGGATAGAAGCACACCGTTCTTGTAGACAACAACCTCTTCCGTCGTTGCATCAAAGTTGTACGAGATTGTAGTCGCTGATGCAGTTAATGGAAGCAACGTACATGTCGCTGTCGCCTGTGTGCCGCTGGAGTTTTGCGGCGCAGAGATGGTGACGGTTGGAGGGTTGGTATAACCTGAACCCGGAGTAAGAACGGTAATACCCAAGATGCCCTGAGTATTTGGGTCAATAAACGCCGTGGCTGTAGGGGCTGTGCCACTGCTGTCTTCTGGTGCGCTAAATGTAACGGTTGGTTGGGTGGCGTACAAAGTACCACCACTCGTGACAGTGATTGTGTCTACACCTGTCGTTATCTCTTTATCTTGGCGATTGTAGAAGAATGGCCCCTCAATAACGCCAGCGTTTGAACCTGATGGTCCACGCAAATCGCCAATGTCTACAAGACTTTTCCAGCCCTCGGTGTCTGAAGAATATTGGCCAACACGATATTGCAGACCCTCAGTCGTATCGACACGCATCTGGATTGGTCCATCAAAAGCGCCAGTCTCATCGAACAGCGTCCTGAAAAGCTCGCCGATAGTCTTATCACCAAGCTCTGCCGCGTTGATGTAGCGGATGACGTTCTCGAAATCCGTATGAATGTTCCCAGAGTTTACATAGTTCTGAGGATGTTGTTGTCTTAGCCGTGCCATTGTTTAACTCCTTACCGTCACCGCGAAGCCTATGATTTTGAGTAGCCCCTTACCCTTTGTCGTAAACTTGAACTGTACGCCCCTGTACCTATGCTCAAACTTACGCTCATACTGTCTTGATAACGGAACATCGGGGAACTTGTCGTCCGCACCTCCGTCTTCGATGAGAAACTGTAGGGCTGAGAGGTATCTTCCGCGCTCATCGAAAGCCTCCACTAACAGTTCCCCCTTTCCTGTTGCTTGCAGGATGAAGCTGTAACTTTCCTTGGTATCGTTAATAGCGCCCTGCCAGAGGATTGGTGTCTCGACAATCATCTCTGGGCTGAACTCTGTCTCTTCCTCAATCTGTTGTCTCTCCCAAACGCCGCCGGGTGTGCCTAACAAAACTTTACCGCCGAGAACTGAGCCACAGGTGGCATTAAGGAACTCACCCCTAGACCATTTACTCTCGCCGCCTTGCATAGGGTTAATTGAGAGAGTGAGGCGTTTAGTAATGTCCTCTGAGAAGGGAAAGAAAATGTGGTATTGCCCCTCGTCTTGGTCGTACATAGCATTGATTTTTTCCTTGTCTGCTACGTTACGAACCAACTCCCTGTAGATAAGGTCAATTTTGTTGGACATAGGAACGGTGTAGATAGTGATACCGTTTGTTTCAGAACGGCGTAGAGAGTGTACCCCATCGCGAGAGCAGAACATCAGGTCAGCACCAGCCTGACATATAGTGTTGTGGCTGATTGTGCCGACCTTGATGTTTGCTTTGTCGTCAATTTGCCAAAGCGTATAGTCAGGATGGATTTGATAAACTAGGGTTTGGTCGTTGGTAAAAACGGCTAGACGTGAACTCTCGAACACGCCTAGCCCTTTAATTTCATCAGCAGTGCCAATGATGTTTGCCACGTCTATGTCAGCGGCCTTTGTAACCTGATTGGCATTTTCATCTTCGTCATCTGTAAAAACTTCTTCATCGTCAACGCGGCTAAAGTCTATGATAGTCCTCTTACCGGGCATACCTGCTATTGCTAGACGACGTTGTATTGATACCATGAAAGCAGGTCGTGGGTCAGAGTTGCTTTCAATCTTCTCCCACTTGAAGCCGTTATATTGGTACATCTCATAGTCACGAGACGCATATATAACCTTACTGTTGTAAACAGTAGACGATACAACAGCGCTCCTTGGGTAGACCTCCGTGGCGATGTGACCGCGCTCAGATACTAGCGATGTTCCACCACCGTCATTCTGCGCCCATACCGCCAAGTCTCTACCAAAAAAATTAACTCTCTTAATGTACTTATTGCCTTCAGTCCTCGGCTTTGCTCCGGGGTCGCGCACAAGTGTGCCTCGCCAATCAGCAAAGCCATCTTGGATATTTACGAGGTGTTGCTTCTGCCCAGTGTCAAGAGCGCCCTTATCGCGAGAGGCGTCTATACCTTGGAAGTCCTCATATGGGTAGACCTTAACATCTACGCCGGATGGAGCATAAGTGGTAGACAAGTGTTATCTCCGCATGTCGTAAGACTGAGTGCCAAGTGGTGTTTGCGCTTTATCCCAAGGGGAAAGTTCAATTTTGCCAGAGCCGTATTTACGCTGGAACAGGATACGGTTCATCATTTTGAAGTACATCGGACCATACGCCTCAATTTTGTTCGACTGTTGCTGAACTGAATAATGATAAAGCAACCCAGCAACCATGATATTGTCTGGAACTGGCCGTGTCTCAGATGGGTGCGTATAATAATCTATCTCTGCGTTGTCCCAATAAGGATGGCCACGCAGGTCTTCCAAGATAAGGTTCGCAAATTCTAC